GCAAAACCGTCAAGGCGATGGTCTACATCATGAATGATGGTAGACCGCTTGGACAGCCGAGTTGTTATTATTACAGTACAATTTTAGAAGGCTATAAGAGTGCGGGCTTCGATGTGGAAATCCTGCGCAAAGCGACAACCGATTCAATAGAATCGGAGGAGGTAGCCAATGAATGAGATAATTAAGCAACAAATCCTTTCCATCCGAGAAAGTGGAGTCACAAATATGTTTGATGTGGACCGAGTACAGTATGAGGCAAATGAACGAGGGTTTTATGAATTGGTAGTCTATTTAATAGACCATAAAGCAGAATATGCCCATTTCATACTGACGGGTGAAGTGGATAAAAAGAAATAACTAAATCTAAATAGGATAGAGAAAAGGGCTTCATCTATAGGATTGAGGCTCTTTTCTTATGTCCTTTTCCATAAAAGGGGCGGTGTTTATGCGGAAACTGAAGAAATATAAGCCGACCGCCTTTATAGCTGAAGGGTCATATTACGATAAGGACGCTGCTGATTACGCTGTGGCTTTTATCGAAGCACTCTCCCATACGAAAGGTTCATGGGCAGGCAAGCCTTTTGAACTTATCGATTGGCAGGAGCAAATTGTCCGTGATTTATTCGGTATCTTAAAACCTAATGGATACCGGCAGTTTAACACGGCTTATATAGAAATACCTAAAAAGATGGGAAAAAGCGAGCTTGCAGCAGCAATCGCACTTCTCCTCACTTGTGGAGATGGTGAAGAACGAGCAGAGGTATACGGTTGTGCCGCAGATCGCCAGCAGGCATCAATTGTATTTGAAGTAGCAGCCGATATGGTGCGGATGTGTCCAGCGCTGAATAAACGAGTGAAGTTGCTGGCTTCAACTAAACGACTGGTGTACCTGCCGACCAACAGCTTTTATCAGGTATTGTCGGCTGAAGCCTATTCAAAACACGGCTTCAATATACATGGTGTTGTTTTTGATGAACTTCATACTCAGCCAAATAGGAAACTATTTGATGTTATGACAAAAGGGTCTGGTGATGCGAGAACCCAACCGCTATATTTTCTTATCACCACTGCAGGGACGGATACCCAGAGTATCTGCTATGAAACACACCAAAAAGCGGTTGATATTATTGAGGGCAGAAAATACGATCCTACTTTTTATCCCGTAATCTACGGTGCCAAAGAAGAGGATGATTGGACTGATCCTAAAGTATGGAAGAAAGCAAATCCAAGCTTAGGAATTACAGTAAGTATCGATAAAGTTAGAGCCGCTTGTGAAAGTGCAAAGCAGAACCCTGCTGAGGAAAATAGCTTTCGACAACTGCGTCTGAACCAGTGGGTTAAGCAATCTGTCCGTTGGATGCCAATGGCAAAGTGGGATGCCTGTGCGTTTCCAGTAAAACCAGAGAGCCTTGAAGGTCGAGTATGCTATGGAGGACTTGATTTATCCTCCACCACTGACATTACAGCCTTCGTGTTGGTGTTTCCACCAGAGGATGAAACAGATAAATATACCGTTCTCCCGTATTTTTGGATGCCGGAGGATAACATAGACCTCCGAGTTCGACGAGACCATGTGCAATACGACCTTTGGGAGAAGCAGGGACACATTTTAACTACCGAGGGAAATGTAGTCCATTATGGATTCATTGAAAAATTCATTGAAGAACTGGGGGAAAAGTACAACATTCGAGAGATTGCTTTTGATCGTTGGGGCGCTGTTCAGATGGTGCAGAACCTTGAAGGGTTAGGTTTTACTGTAGTTCCCTTCGGTCAAGGTTTTAAAGATATGTCACCACCTACAAAGGAGCTTATGAAACTGACATTAGAAGAAAGAATAGCACACGGCGGGCATCCAGTACTACGGTGGATGATGGATAACATCTATATAAAAACAGATCCGGCTGGAAATATAAAACCGGACAAGGAAAAAAGTACAGAAAAAATAGATGGAGCAGTGGCAACTATTATGGCACTCGACCGCGCCATCCGCTGTGGACCAGGTAATAGTGGAGACTCGGTGTATGACGAGAGAGGTTTAATAATTCTATAAATTTCAATGATTGTTTGTGGTGTAATTCTTTCAATTTGGAGGTGAGGCCTATGAATTTATTAAAAGGACTGTTTCGTTCAAGGGACAAACCGCAAAACCGTGTGGGTAGCGCATTTTCCTTCCTATTCGGCGGTACATCATCTGGCAAAACAGTAAATGAGCGTACTGCAATGCAAGCAACAGCGGTGTATGCCTGCGTAAGAATACTAGCTGAAGCTATTGCTGGACTGCCACTACATGTATATAGATATCGTTCTGATGGAGGTAAAGAAAAGATTCCTTTCCACCCTTTGTATTACCTTCTTCATGATGAACCAAATCCAGAGATGACTTCATTTGTGTTTCGAGAAACACTGATGAGTCATCTTTTACTTTGGGGTAATGCTTATGCACAGATAGTTCGAAATGGTCGTGGCCAGGCAATTGCGCTTTATCCCCTACTTCCTAACAAGATGGAAGTAAGTCGAGCATCAAATGGTGAGCTGGTTTATACCTACTACCGGGATACAGACGAAAGTGGCCTGAATCCAAAGGGTGGCTATGTCACACTTCGCAAAGATGATGTACTTCACATACCAGGCTTAGGCTTTGATGGACTCATTGGCTATAGCCCTATTGCTATGGCGAAAAATGCAATCGGTATGTCACTTGCTACCGAAGAATACGGTGCGGCATTCTTTGCTAATGGAGCCAATCCCGGCGGTGTGCTGGAGCACCCAGGAGTAATTAAAGACATACAGAGAGTCAAGGATAGCTGGAATAGTGCTTACCAAGGCACAGCTAAGGCACATAAAATCGCTGTATTGGAAGAGGGCATGAAGTTTCAAGCCATCGGTATACCTCCAGAACAGGCTCAGTTTTTAGAAACACGGAAATTTCAAATCAATGAGATTGCAAGGATTTTCCGTGTGCCTCCTCATATGGTGGGAGATCTTGAGAAATCTAGCTTCTCTAATATCGAGCAGCAGTCTTTGGAGTTTGTAAAATACACTCTCGATCCGTGGGTGGTGAGATGGGAGCAAAGTCTCCAGCAATCGCTTATTTTGCCTTCTGAGAAAACATCAGTATTCATCAAGTTCAATTTAGATGGTCTGCTTCGCGGCGATTATCAAAGCCGAATGAATGGCTATGCTATTGGGCGACAAAATGGCTGGATGTCAGCTAATGATATCCGTGAATTGGAGGACATGAACCGTATCCCAGCTGAGGAAGGTGGCGATTTATATCTGGTTAACGGAAATATGACGAAATTGGCTGACGCAGGAGCGTTTGCCAAAACCGAAGGAGGTCAGTAAATGAAGAAGTTCTGGAATTGGGTGCGAGATTCTGATGAAGGGCGCACTCTCTATTTAAATGGAGTGATATCCGAAGAAACGTGGTGGGGTGATGAGGTCACACCTAAGATGTTCAAAGATGAACTGCTGGCTGGCACCGGTGATATTACAGTGTGGATTAACTCTCCTGGCGGGGATGTGTTTGCAGCAGCTCAGATTTACAACATGCTTATGGACTATACAGGAAAGGTCACTGTAAAAATTGACGGGCTTGCGGCAAGTGCAGCTTCTGTTATTGCAATGGCGGGTGGAGATGTATATATGTCGCCGGTATCCATGATTATGATTCATAACCCTTCGACTATTGCCATCGGTGATAGCGAGGAAATGCTACGAGCTAAAGCTCTATTAGATGAGGTTAAGGAAAGTATTATTAATGCCTATGAGTTAAAGACTGGTCTTTCCCGAACAAAGCTTTCTCATCTGATGGATGCAGAATCATGGATGAATGCAAATAAAGCCATCGAACTGGGTTTTGCAGATAAGATCATGTTTATGGAAAATGAAACACCGGATTTGACGGATAGCCTTATCTTTAGCAGGATGGCGGTTACTAACTCACTTATTAGCAAACTACCTAAAAAACAAAAACAAAAAACAGGTACACCTATAGAGTCGCTGGATAAGCGGCTTTCTTTAATTTCTCACTAATTTAAAGGAGGAAATAACAATGAGTAAAATTCTTGAATTGCGCGAGAAACGCGCTAAGGTTTGGGATGCGGCGAAGGCATTCCTTGATTCAAAACGTGGCGGTGATGGATTGTTATCCGCAGAGGACACAGAAACCTATGAAAAGATGGAAGCCGATGTTGTTGCACTTGGTAAGGAAATAGAACGTTTGGAACGTCAGGCGGTTATTGACTTAGAACTTTCCAAAGCCACTAGTAGCCCTATTACAAATACACCGTCCAAACATGCTGAAGATAAGACGGGTCGTGCATCCGCAGAGTACAAGAAAGCATTCTGGAATGCTATGCGTACACGTGCTGGTGAAGGACTTGACCCGGTTGTAAAAAATGCTCTTAAAATTGGCACAGATTCTGAGGGTGGATACTTAGTTCCTGATGAGTTTGAGAGAACACTTGTCGAGGCTTTGGAGGAGGAGAACATCTTCCGTAGACTGGCTAAAGTTATTACCACCGCTTCTGGCGATAGAAAAATTCCGGTGGTAGCATCTAAGGGCACAGCCTCATGGATTGACGAGGAAGGTGCAATCCCAGAAAGTGATGATAGCTTCGGTCAAGTATCTATAGGAGCATATAAGCTAGGTACGATGATTAAGGTTTCTGAGGAACTTCTAAACGATAGTGTATTTGAACTTGAACCTTATATTTCTAGGGAATTTGCAAGATGTATCGGCAACAAGGAAGAGGAAGCCTTCTTCATTGGAGATGGTTCTGGTAAACCGACTGGTATCCTAGCAGCAACAGGAGGGGCACAATTAGGTGTCACTACTGCGGGTAGCACATCTATCACCATCGATGAAGTGCTTGATCTGTTCTATTCGTTAAAAGCACCTTATCGTAATAAGTCTGTATTCATCATGAACGATTCAACAGTAAAGGCAATTCGTAAGCTGAAAGACGGTCAAGGTCAGTACCTATGGCAGCCATCTATACAGGCTGGAACTCCAGATACGATTCTTAACCGTCCTCTTTTTACATCTTCTTATGTGCCTGCTATTGCAGCTGGAGCAAAGACAATAGCATTCGGTGACTTTAGTTATTACTGGGTAGCAGATCGTCAGGGTCGTGTATTTAAGAGACTTAATGAACTTTATGCTGTTACTGGCCAAGTAGGCTTTGTTGCTACTCAGCGTGTGGATGGAAAATTAATTCTACCTGAAGCCATAAAAGTACTTCAGCAGAAAGCTTAATGGAGGTGCGTTATGAGCTATAACACAAAGAATTATACCGAACAAGGCGGAGAGAAAACTGTTATAGGCGGAACGCTTGAAATCAAGGAAGGAGCCTCGGTAACGGGGCTCTCCGCCAATCCGCTTCTCGTGGCAACAGAGGAGACTCTCGGTGGTGTAAAAGCCGCCGCTGCTGGTGAGGACGATACCGTCGAAATCAAAATTGGTGAAGATGGTAAGCTGTATGCTCCAACATATCCTACCGATGCTACGGAGTCAGTCTCTGGGCTGGTAAAAATGGCTGCTAATCAATCCGACAGCATAGCCGAGGATACAGCCACTCTTGTCACGGATTTTAATGCTCTGCTCGCTAAACTAAAAGCGGCTGGGTTAATGGCAGCAGACGAAGAATGACCGGAGGGAGGCGGACGGCATGACAACTGATAATCTTCTCCCTAAAGTAAAAGCAAATCTGATCCTGACGCATGACGCAGACGATGGACTTCTGCTGCATTACATCAAAGCCGCCGTCTCTTATGCGGAAAGTTATCAGCATGTTGCTGAGGGTTATTACACTGAAAACATCATGCCCCCAACAACTGAACAGGCAGTAATCATGCTGTCGAGTCATTTCTACGAAAGCAGAGATGGCTCGACGGCTGGTTTCTTCGCCGATAGCGTACAAGCGGGGCAGCAGGTTTGGAACACAGTGAACCTACTTCTTAGACTAGACCGGGATTGGAAGGTGTA